TGATAGAAGCTAGCGTTGGACGAGCACAGGGTCATGTTGTTCCAACTTGTGTTGTTGACCCGCATCTCGTTTCGGTCGGCTCGCATTTTGTCCTTGCCCCTACCCTGAGATATGCTGTAAGCCAGATCAGAGAACTCCAGTGGGGATGTATTCGTAATCTCGTCAATCGTATTGGAGATGTTGTTCATCACGCCCAGTCGGTGCATCTTGGATTGGGGCGTATCCTTCCACTGCGATGCCAGCTTAACAGGATGTCCGTATACGCTGTTACACATAAACAAAGCTGTTGATTTACCTGATCCAGACTTCTCGTGAATCAAGTTAATGATCGCACCACTCATACCGGTGAACTTCAGCAAGGGCGAACCAAACGATGTCAGTGCGGCAAACGCATGGGGCTCAAGTCCGGGTAACGCATACATGTTGAATGCTTCTTTCCATTTCTCCAATGTGCCCTTGGCATGCACATGCTCAACGATACCTTTTGTTGCATGGGATGGTGGGCTATAAAACACCCCATCTTTAGTTATCTCACGCTCGCCGAGGATGAATTTACTGTCACCTTCGACCCAACCAAATTGTGTTCTCATAATGTCTGCCTTTCTTTCTACCTGCATGTTTTTAATGAATGTCATCATGTAGATGTACACTTGATCCAATTGTTTTGCAAACAACACTACGCCGTAGTGAGCTAACGCTTTCCTCAATTCTTCTTTGACTGTGATTGCAGTCAGTGGAATTACAAACTCTTTCACCCCATCTCTTGGCAGGTGCAGTTTAACAAGGGCTACCTCTCCAGCATTGTTGTCTACCAAACGTTTAACGATGTACAAATCATGTTCGTACACTTGGGTTACATCACCCTCTTCTTCATCTGAACGGCGGTACACACCACCATTCTTACCACGGAAAAATGGAAACGGATACTCAGGTATCTGATGCGTCTCTACCGTGCCTTCTTCGCTCTCAATCTCAACCGTGTTATCTTCATCGTCGGCTTCGGCAACTTCATCGCCGAGCACTATGGGAGATTTGATCTTGCCCTTGTGCATACAGCCATCACAAAATCCTTTATTGTTCTTCTCAAATGTCGAGCAGTGGTGCGGTGCACCTGTCTTTACAACGTCATCGGCTTTGCGCTCGGTTGCTCTAAAGTCATAGTCAGGATGGTCTTTTGAAATCTTGTGGATCGCAGTATCTCTGTCTACGCAAAAAGCAGCAATGGATAAAGCGCTGCGCCAAAGGTTATACTCAATCGTGTCTTGGTTTTGAAAGCAGTGCAAAAGCTGTGCACAACCTGTGCCTTCAACCGACTTCATCATGATGGTCTTGAACCGTCTAACTCTGTTGGATACCAACTGAGTCATCAAAGGGCTCATCGTCCTCGGGATAAAATCAGGCCGTTCTTCTTTAGGCTCGGGGGCGCCGAGTAGTTCTTTCATTTCTGCGTATGGAACACGCAAAGAATTTTCGTAGAGTACTCTTACTTCAACAGGCTCTTCACCTTTAAAGTTAAAAGTTCCGGGTATTCTAAGTACTCGGGATGCTTCAAAAACAGCAGGGTCAACAATGAGTCCGTGCTCTTTGCACAGCTCTTCAAGTCTATCGGACAATGCTTCCCACTCGGGTCGGCGTATTGTTTCTTCCAACAACCAGTATGCATGGATGCCATAACCTGAATCCACTACGATTGGCGTAGGTAGATGGGCGGCTCTGACAAACTCTTTGAACCTAGTTAAACCTTCCGCTTGCGTAGCGTAGCCCTTGCCTTCAGCAGCTTTTGCAATACCACAATCAATGTCAACCCATAGTGCTCTAAAGAACTGTGCGTTCGCATGAGTCCTGTTGTTCAGTTCTCCATACTTGGCACAGCCATAGAAAGCATTGACTTTGTTTTTGACAAACTCTTGCGCTATTACATCAACTTCAGCACGTGTATCGCAGAAGCGCTGGTCTGGGAACTTACCCAAACCAAACACGCAGTACCTACCCTCTGCTGGTAGAACAGCATCTAGTAGATCAAACATGTTTACTTCCGTTTCTTGTGCTGACGCATGAACGAAACAATCAGTTCACTGTGGCCTTTGGTTGGGAGTGTTGAACCCCAAAACCAATTATAAATCGTAGCACGACTTACACCGAGGTACTCGGCAACCGTGTTAACTGGAATGCTTCGTTCAATGCACAAACGGCCAAGGGCTACACCCAACGAATCATCTGCTACTTTATTCGCTTCAATTAAACGTTGACTGTAACCATAGCTCATACTTATTCCTCACTCCATGCTTTGAGAACATCGTCTAAGTCTTTCTTGGGCGCAACCGCAGGGGCTTCAGCTTTAGGACGTTTGACTGGCTCTTGGATTGGCTCTTGAACCGCTTCAGCTTTTGGCTCAGCCTTCGGCAAAGATTTCATACCACTTGCTTGTGCTTCATATGGTGTCATGATGACCATCTTCTGCACTTCAGGCTTGGCGGCGGCGTTGCTTGTGACTGCGTAAATATCTTTACTGATATAGCGCATAGGCGTGAACAGGATAGACTGGTTATCATTGTTCTCATTGAAGCTCAATGAAGTGACAACGTGCTCAATGCTCTTGCCGTTATTAGCCAAGTGCTTGGTGTAGTCTTCAAAAATAAACTTGTTGTCGCCGATGCTTTCACCGAACAAAGACTTGGATGCCAAGTTCATTTGGTAGACTCGGCCTTCTAATGAAGTACCAAAGTCCTCCTCAAGAACCACTGCAATACGTCGTGTGTATCTGCAAGCCTTGGATGTGCCTTGACCTGAACCTTTGATGTTGTTGGGGCAAGAATCGCAACGCTCAGCTTGTGGATTGGTTGAACCTTTATCGGGTGTTTGGCCATCGTTAGAGAAGCAGTCGGGTGATGTTGGCTCTGACTCAGGATTCCATGCTTTCGCATAGAAAATACGTCCCACTTTTGGTGAAGCGTTGATGATCACAACTTCCAAATCGCCTTTAACTTTGCCCTGCTCATCAGTGCCGAGCATCTTACGGAAGATTCCGTTCTTGGGCACAATACGGGGGACGCCAGATTTACCGGCCAAGTTTTTGGTTAACTCACTGACTGGCGCAGATTGCAGAAAGTCGGGTAAGTCTTGGTTAAATAATGCTACGTTACTCATTTCACTCTTCCTTTTTACGTCTAACAAGTACGGTGTATTGATTCTCCACGTTGAGGCCAGCGGGGAGAAGATCTGGATTCTCTTGTAGAAACTCTTTCATATGCGTTTGCTGAATTCGTTTCTCAAGCAGGCCGAATGCATCGTGTTCTTTGATAACTCGATACAATGAATCCCAGTCGTTCGTCCAGTACCGTGATTTAACTGATCGAATAACCGTGCCATGATTGGTGGAGATACTGTTTGCGTTGATCTCTTTGCAAAGATCAAGCAGTGCTTGCTCGATGACTTCCATCTGAGCTTTAATCTCGGTATCTTTAGCTTCCCAGTCTCGTTTGAGTACCTCTCGCTTGTCACGCATCTTGATATACGTTTGGGCTAGAGAATCAACGGAGGGCTTTTCTTCCTGAACTTGATCGTCCATAATTAGTTCCTTTCTTTGTTATGGTTTTGTTATTATACGTCGGGGTTAGACATTGTCAAGTCTTCTTCCCCTAATTCTTGTTTATAAAGCTCAATTATTTTCGCATGGTTATTGATATTGTTCCTGAGCATTTCGTACAAGCGCTTCTCAACTGCGCTACCTCTTATGTGTACGATCGTCATTGGATTACGTTGCCCGGGTCTATCAATCCTTGCGTTTGCTTGGAGATAGGTTTCAACACTGGTGCACGGAGCATACCATATGATTGTGTTGGCGGCGGTTAAGGTTAAACCATGAGATGCGGCTTGTGGCTGAATGACGAGAACCTTTGGCTCTGGATTGCTCTGGAACTCTCTGATAATCTCTGCACGTCTGTTTGCACTCACATCGCCGTTAATAACATCGTTTGTAATTCCGTTCTTGGTTAAGTATTTCGTTAACAATTCAATCGTGTGGGTGAATGGAACAAAGATCAACACCTTGTGGCTCGACTCATCAATCACTTCCTTGACCACTTTCAGTCGGCTCGACGCATCAAAGTCCACCACCTGCCCAGTGTCTGTGTACACTGAACCACATGAAATCTGAAGTAGCTTGGTTAATTTAGATGCGGCATTGACAGCACTGACTTCTTCACCCGCTGCTTCGATCAACATCTGACTCTTAAGTTTCTTGTAGTACGCCAACTGCTGCGGCGTGAGTGGTGCGTCTCGATCAGTATAGGTAAGTGGTGGCAGGTCTAGGCACTGTGCTTTCTCAAATCTGATAGCGGGCTGAAGAGCTTTGTGTACTGTTTGATCAGCGTCGGCTTTGGGTAACCAACGAAACTCACTGACTCGGTACATCACTTGTGTTTTAAACTCACCAAAGAACTTTGGTACGTTGGTTGGGCTGACTAACTTTGCCAATCCGTAAGCATCCGCAGGGCTTTGAGCGGCTGGCGTTCCAGTCAACATCCACAGTCCATGGATGTGCTTGCCCAAATCCCTCATCGCTTTCCATCTGTTTGTCTGTGCGTTCTTATAGGCTGACGCTTCATCAACCACGATCAGGTCAAACTCACCTTGAATGATTTCATTCTTAACAATCTCAATCCCATCAAAATTAATGATGACGTACTCAGCGCCACCAAGAACAATTTCTTTGCGTTTACGTGCACTGCCGTAAGCAACACTGACCCTGCGGTGTATGGCAAACTTGAACAAGTCTTCCTGCCATGCGGCCTTCATCACCGAGAGTGGACATACAATCAAAACCCGCTTTAAGATACCCCGTGTCATGAGGTAGTCGGTTGCCCAAATGACTGACGCAGTCTTACCTGTACCCTGCTCGTTAAAGCAGAATGCCTTTCGGTGTTTGGTCAAGAAATCCGCAGTCTGAACTTGGTGGGCGAACGGAGTGTATCCGTGTGGTCGGGGCCAGTTGTATGTAGCTAAGCTCATTTCTTGGGTTTGTTCTTTTTGACCGTGTGATCACTGTTTCTACTGAAAGATCGGTTGGCGCTTGGGGTCTTGAGTTTCAAGTTCGACGGAGCATTTGTACCGCCCTTGGATAAGGGAATTGTGTGGTCGATGTCTTTACCCTTGCGGTCGATGCCCTTCTTGTCCATCTCGTTGCGGGCACGCTGACGCTCCATGCGGGACTCGTGTTCACCACGCTCCACTTGTTGCTTGTACTCTTTTTTGTACGGTCTAGGTTTGTTTACGTATGGCATTTTGACTTCCTTCGATCATGTGGCTATTTAAATCCGCTTCGCCCAATCCAAATTCTGCGGGGTCGGTTTCCCATAAAGGAGTACGGCCTTGTTTATCAGCAACTTGCATTGTTTTACCTACTGCTAGGCAGATCTCCATTATCATTTGCTGTTTGTACTTGTCAAGTTCTTCGTGCACTGTTCTGCCGATTACATTGACCACGGTGCGCTCAATGTAATTGCCGATAAAACGACTAAGTTTACTTTCTTTGTTTATAAATTCTTTGGTCACTACATCTACAATCATTCCCTTTACATCGTCTTGCAGTTTGATGTACGCTAGTGTTGCTTGTTGTTCTTCTTCAGTCATTAGAATTTCTCCATTTGTTTTTTGATAACGTCTTTAATTTTTTGGTCTGTTGAATAATTGCCAAGCACTGCAGTGGTAATATGGTTATGTAAGGGGCTCCCATAGTTTTGTAATTCTTTATATATGGTGTCAATTATCAGTTGCTTCACATCTTCTTGCAGTTTTAAATAAGCCACCGCTTGTTGTTTTTCCTCTTCAGTCATGTTAACTCCTGTGTGGAAATACTAGTTTAAGGATTGCATCTTGAAGTTTATGTTGCGGAAGTTTTATGGGATTGACATCGTTACTACTCACATCTATTTTGTCCTCAATTGCAGTCCGAATGATGTCAATAAGCACACTGTGAACGATCTCAGATGCAGGGTCATCTTTGACCAATAGTAAATCAAAAATAACATCTCGAATCAATTTCCTTGCATCATCTTGCAGTTTTAAATAGGCTAACGCCGCTTGTTCGTCTTCGTTCATTTTCTACTCCTGTTTACGTAATGTTCACAATGGGTGACTGGACACCACCCGCACAATGCACCTTGCTTAGCATTCCATACGCCGTTCTGAAATGATGCTTCCAGTCGGTCAATATGAGGTAAAACTTTATCCATGTACTTCTGTTTTGTTTCCGCTACGTGCTCAGCCTTGATAAATTCCTTGCTCACTACAAACATAAGCGCCGACTTTATCCTCTTCACTTCCGGAAATTTTGCGAATAGCCCACAAGCGACGAGATCGAGTTGCGTCACGTCCGCATATCTCGCATTCTTTGATGTCTTGTAATCTATCGAATAGCACGTCCCCGACTTCCGATTGATAATCACTAGGTCGGCCACCCCATGCCACCACACATTCGGAGCATCGAAAGTGCACTCTTCTAAGTTCCGTGTCAAACCAAGCTCTACTTCGCAATATTTGTCTCCTTCAATTGCATTCAATCTGTCTAAAGAAGAACGCAGGTACTCAAACTTTGGCGGTAAGTCTTTACCGTCACGGATATACTCCTCTGCCGCTAGGTGCATCTCTGTTCCGTACAGCGCCGCTTCACCTGTTGTATCTTTAACATCCTTGGCTACCTTTAAGTGGTAATACTTTTTAGGGCATTGCTGAAATGTCTTAAGGCTACTGAATGACCATATGATATTAGCCATGATTTTTCTCCTTCAGCTTGAATTCAATTGCTTGATAAAGTTGATACGAATTCCCCCAAGGAAAAACTCCACACTTTACAAGTTCCATTTTTGTCAGTCCTATCCATGTGCGTTCTGCTTGGGTGTAAAGAGGTATGGTGTATTCACCTTCTTCACGCTCGTGCTCGGCAGGGCAGATTACATCAAGGATAACTCCGTTTTTTTCCATGCCCCACGCAACAGGCTCATCTTTAGTCATTCTTGTCCCCTTCCTTCAATTTCATGTACTAAATCCCACATGCCAACTTCAGCACATATCCTTGCACATGCCCTACGTTCTTTTTCTGCTACTAGTTTGGCAAAAGTCTCAAGGTCTTTAGTAAAACCCACCCAATCATTGCCAAATTGAGCATATACACCAAGCCTTTCAAAACCTGCTTGTTTAGCAATCTCTACAATATCATCAGTCATTATCCCTCCGGAGGTAATCTAAATTCCCAAAAGCCATAAGCATCGCCTCGGCTCCATCTTCCCCATGAAAAATGTACGTCCCTTGTGCGTTTATTGATGTACTTCCACAGTACACGCATCAGCAATCTCCATAACTTTTACCAAAACCCGATTCGCAATTTAATGGTAAGTCGGGGGCCCACTGTGGGCGTATACGCATACACAATTCAACATATTCTTTAGCAGTCTCAACTTCCTGCTCCGGGACGATACAAGCAATCGCATCATGCACAGTCATGACGACTTTGTATTTCTTAGCAATCATTAGCATCTGCTCACCGATCACGATGCGGGCTAGAGCTTGACACACATTCTCAATCACCTTACCACCGTATATTCTAGTTGGCACAGACATCCGGCCCTTTTTGTTATCGTAAACAAGTTCATCTTTGCCGTCGGTGGTCTGCACTCTCAAGTTAGGGTAACGTAGGTATAAACCATTAGGCAACTTGATGCCTTTCTTGCCGTCGACCATAAGGACTCCCTCTCGGCCTAGCTTGGTAGTTTCATTGTTCATGATGGCTTTAAGGGCTATTGCCCCCTGTCTCCATAATTCAACAATAGACGGGTACGTTTCTCGATACGTCGTAATAATTCTTTTTGATTCCTCCTCCTCGATCTCCACTCCAAACGTTTTAAGTTGCGCTTTAAACTTAGTCGCCCCCATGCCGTACCCCGCACCGAGAATCGTTGTCTTACCAACGAACCTTTCGTCTTTTGTAATTTCTGCTTCTCCTTTAGCATAGATAGCAGATGCCATGATCTTGTATACGTCTTGTCCATTTTCAAATGCCTCCACTAAATCGTTTTGCTCGGCTAGCCATGCTAGAGTTCTTGCTTCAATCTGAGATGAATCTGAGTCGACCAACAAATAACCTTCAGGGGCTAAGATCGCACGTTTGATGGGAGATTGGCGGGGCAGATTTTGTAGATTGATTTTGTCATCACCGCCCCATCGACCTGTGTGGGCGGCATAGTATCTTAAGGGAACTGGCATTGGCCCACGGTTTGCCATGTCCAGAAACCGAGCAGTCCTTGTTTCTTCTAGCGTAGACTTAGTGCCTAACCTCGCTGCCACTAGAGCTTGCACCTGCGGGTCGTCATGCTCAAGCAACTCTTTGAACGCTTCATCCGTTTTAGAGAACGCAAACGTCTGCTTACCTGTGGCGGGGCTAGTCTTCATTGGGGGCTCAATGCCGTGTTCAATAAGTAGCTCGGCAAACTTGGGGTTGCTCATCAAGATGTCTTTATCAAAATTCTGCAACAGGTTTTCTTTGTGTAGGCGAACTGTAAGTAAATGGGTATGCAAATAGTCTGTGGACAACACCAATACTGGCTCGGTGAACATACGCAAGGTCAAGTCAATCAGGCTTAGCTCAAACGTTGGGAAGTCCTGCATCATCAGGTTAAAGATAGCATAAGTTAGCGCCACGTCGTTTCGGCAATATTCACCGTAGCGTGCAAGTTGGTCGGCGGGAAAATCCTCTCGGCGCAACCCCAGTGCATTGACCACTTCCTCGCCTTTGACCCCGACATCGTAGTGTTCAGCCAGCTTCTTCAAGCTACCGCCTACTTCAGTACCGTGAATAGCTCGTGCCATGCTCAGCGTATCCAACCACTTCTTAGGCTTAATGTCAAATAGCCAACTCAATATGGCCCCGTCGAACTGAGCATTGTGGGCTAGCACCATGTGTTTGTGCATCTCAAAGCTATCGAGAAAGAGTTTCGTCATGCTCATGTTTCCAGTGAACCATTTGGGCTCACCATCATCCACTTGCACCGCCACGCCGATCACCTCGAACTGCTCGCTTCTTACGTACTCCTCGGTTGTCATCTTGGTAAGACTGAACTCTCTAGAGTAAAAAGTTTCAAAGTCAATTGTAATTATGCTCATTTGTTTATCATCTTATTCAATGCACCGTTTATTCGTTGCGCAAGAGATGACGTATGTACTGTGTTTACACCGTTCTCGCCTACGCCCACTCGTACTAAGTCTTCACGTAAATCTTCACGTTGTCCGTAAAGTGATCGTGGGTCTATCCAAGGCATTGTTTGATACCTACCTTGCGCTCTGATAATAGTGGGGCCTAAAGCGGGGCCTTCATATTCTTGTTTATCTTCAAGTAATCTTTCCATGCAATTGTCTTCAAAACGCTTTCGGCACAGATCACGGTACGCACCCATCAGCATTTCCTTTTCGGTATCGCTAAGAAACCAATAGTATTTTGCATTAGGTTCAGCGACAATATCAGCGAGTATCTGTGCGATCTCGTAAAACTTAGGGGGAGTACTACCAACCAAATTTTTCTTATTGGTAGAAACAAAGTCTTCGGGATTCGTGCGCATACGCTCGGCGAGCATCGTCACCATTGGGGAGATTATTTCCATGATCCCTCCGTTGTCAGCATCTTGTATGCTAGGGAAGTGTTGGGTGGTACGCTATCTTGTACGTCCGCACGGAGAATCTGTTTTAATACTTTGGACTCAAACTCTTTTCTGCGTACTGCCTTAAGTGCAGTGTGAATGGCGGCTTTCTCAGGCTCCGTCATCACGTCTCTAAATGTTTCTTTGTAAATGAAAGCCCACTCGCTATTCTCTTTGGGGTCAAAGAATTCTTCGGGGTGAGACCCCATCCTGCTTACCAATGCTTGCACTCCTGCTGATATTTCACTCATTTTAGTCCTCCTGTAAAAGTTTCATCATTCCAGTTGCTTCCTCTTTACTCAGCCCTTTTGCTAAGGTTGAGCTTGTTCTTTTACCATTCTCATAATCCCATCGGTATATGGAATACTTGCCGTAGCTAAACTTCATTCGGTATTCAGTGGGTTTGTGTGCGTTGTATACTTCCTCAAACATTTTGTTAAAAATGGGTAGTAACTGATTTTTAATTTCAAGCGTTGTCATTTCATATTCTCCGCTACAAAATCTTCTAAATGAATTAAGTTAGTTTCATTAACTACCCACGCATCACCGCCCGCTTCCTCAATCCGACGTAGGTGTTTATCTTGTAATGCAGTCGGTTGATTATTCCCTGCCTTGGCTTCGATCGCCAAGAACTTGCCGTTCACGCAACACAAAAAGTCAGGGACACCTGCGTTACCAAAGCCTGACCCAATCGGCATAGCGTAGTACACACCATGCTTCTCAAGGATAGCCTTGATTTGCTTTTTAACTTTTGCTTCGGGGGTTTGTGCCATGCGCTTGATTATAAATGCGCATTAGACTTTGTCAAGAGTAAATATAGGTAGCGATAACAAATATTATGGTGGGGGGTTATGCAGATTCAATGCCCCCCTCATGGTTGGAAAGGTCTACGTACGTTAAAAATCTTAAAAGCGGGAACGTACGTAGCACGTATAAGTTCGCATCTGCAAGGTTTCCTTACACGTGATTTAAGCAACCCGCTTTAAATGTGTAGCTTCATAATAGCACGTTCTAAATACCACTGTGCTTTCTTAAGGTCTTCGATTTCATTGCCCTTGTGCTTGGCTCTAGTAACGTACTTGACAACATTACCCAAATGATAGCCTAATTCTTTTGCTTCGATGAAGTCAATAGTTTCTATACCACCAGTCTTGTAATGTGGTGGGTGATTGACGTTGTCGGCCTTTGGCTCTTCCGTCGTAATGCGGAGCACGGGGATTGGTTCAGGTGCGGGCGGTTCTCTATCGAATGACGCTTGCATCTTTAATTTGGCTCTGCCCAAACGCTCCTTGTACACAAGTTCTCTGTTCATAGCATTGATATTATCCATATGCTCTTCTATTTTTTTAGTTAACCTTTTCTTCTCGTCAGACTTGACTTGGTACACGTACTGAGTCGTGACCTTGCACTTCTTGGCTACCTCCGCAGGGGTTGCTTTGGGGTTTGCTTCCATGTACTCACGTACCGTTTGTGCTCTACTTTTCATTTGGTTTTCTCCTGTTTAACAAAATTAGTAAGAATTTCTCTGATCTTGGCTTGTTTCTTGTAGGGGTAGTGCTTGTCAAAGAACTCGTGCACCTCCACTGGCAATCGCAAACTCAAGTGCTTGAGCGCAGGCTTCTTACCAAGACCTCGCCCATGCTTTTTCTTTTCCATTCCCGCTTTCAACTCGTCGATACGGTCGAATATCATTCTTCCTCCTCCCAATATAAATCATTTGTCCATACGATGACAGGTGTATCCTCACCAATGTAGGCCCCCTCAAGATTGTATTCAATGAACTCACGTGCATCTTCCATGCTCATGGAGTCACGCTTCATCAAAATATCTCGCATAGCATCGCCATCGTAAACCAATACCTCTACTCTAGTATTGCCATTCCAAATGTTCGCTGGCCCAAGGATCGCTCCGTCGAATCCGTCCCATTTCTTCATTGCTCTAGCCCTTTCATCGTAATCACAGTCGCCATAGCTTCTGCTAGCGTCTCTTCGTCTTTTACGATATAGCATTGGTGTGTCCAGTCAGGCCCATTGTGGTTGGGTTTGTACGTACTGATCTCAATGATCTTGCCATTCAACGCTTGGATTACACCAAACTTCACGTTGGTATCTGTGCGTAATTCGTTGGGGTTTCTTGCATGTAAAACTTCTTGTGATTTACTTGCACTTATCAGTTGTTTTATGCTACTTAACATTCTTTGTGCTCCTCAATGTGTTTATCAATCTTGCTATAAAATTCTTCTCGTAACCCCTTGTTCTCAATCAAGGTAGTCACAAATTTCCTGTGGTTCCTATCTTCCTCCCAATAGTGCAGTGCCATGCCTGTGGCAATGCCCGCCCATGCCAATAGGACTATCTCCGTAAGTGTAAATTCAATCATTGTTCATGCTCCTGTAAACCATCCATATTAAAAACATCACCAAACCTGCGTTCATCAATGCGCATACAAACGCAAACGCAACTACAAAAAATCCAAGTTCAGTCATAGTGGTGCTTCCTCCATCTCAGCGACGGCCTTCTGCTTATCCCTACGTTGTATCTCCTCAAGTATCTTGGGATCCACTCGGTCGAACGGCCACCATTGGTTAGCCATAATTTTGGCTATGATTTCTTCGTCAGTCATTCTTGTCCCCTTGCTCGGATTTGTTCAGCAATAGCTTTTGATGGGTGTGGATAAGCAAGCACCCATTCGTCTACTATCTTTGCACACGCTTTACGTTCTGCTCTGGCAATGTCTGAATTGATAAAAGTGGCCTTACACGCTTCACAAGTAGCTTCTATCAA